GTATCAGAAGCCTGCCGGGAACTGGCATAAAACCCATATATTTTGCCTTGAAGCTCCAGCTCTTCTCTCTTTTGCTGAACGATCTTTTCGTTCCAAGCGATCTGGCGTTCAAACTCTGGCTCAATGGCGCGCCGACCCGATTGAAGCTGATCCTCGACAGCAACCAGCTTGCCGCTTTCTTCAACGAGGGTTCTTACCTGATCAGCAATCGCCAAGAACTGTGCGGGGATGTCGTCTGCATTTCCGTAGAGTTCGAATAGCAAGCTACTCAGCGCTGTTGCTGCGTTGATCGCATCCTGCGGCCCGCTTGCGTCTCCAAGTTTGGATACGGCGGCATCAAGTGCAAATGCCTCCTCCTTTGTCAGCTGGTACTCAGACCGAAGGCGTTCTATTTCAGGGAATTGATTGCCAAACAGATCGCTGTTGAGGTTAGCTTTCTGCCTCTCGGTCAGGATTTGCATTTCGCCAGCTAAGGCAACGACGCTGCCGCGAAGATTATCAAGGGCATTCGCACGGTCGATCTTTTGCTGGTTTTCGAAATAGGATTGAGCCGCCGCAGAAGCGCTCCCAAATCCTTCAGCCATCTCGCCCGTCGAATTGCGTGCAAGTTCTGCCGAGCTGGCGTAGCGATCGACGGAGCTAGCCAGCTTGTCGACACGATCTTCCAGCTTTTCAGCTTCAGGGCCTGCACCAGTCAGCCATCCGACCATGGCCGCACCCGCAGCGATAGACCCGATCGTGATCAAGCTGACTGGGTTCAGCATGCCCAAGAACGCACCGCCGAGCGCCTTCACCGCACCCGCCGCGCCCATAGGGCCGATGACCTGGCTGATCTGAGTACCTTGCTGAAGCGCGAGGGTCAGCGGGTTCTGCCCGGCAGCCATCATCACGCCAATGTCGTTGAACTGCGCGACCAGGTTGCCCATCTGACCCGCTGCCGCATTGTTTGACCGTCCCATGATCTGGGCGCTTTGACCGGTTGCCAGATACTGGGCTTCAGCCAGAGCAAGAACTCGGTTCGCTTCGGCCTGGGTTGCAGCGCCGGCTGCGACCGAGCGGCGGGTTTCTTCAACGACAGCTTCGTACTGCTTGGAAGCGCGATAGACCGGGTCGATCGACATGCGCATCGCATCGAAGCTGGCTTTGTTCTGATCAATCGTGCCGCCAAATGCTGCCGCACTTTGGCGCGCACTGTTGGTCGCTGAACCGTAGCCGGTCAGGCGCTCGATGCGCTGCTGGACGGCGGTATTGGATCTCGTGACAGCCTGCTGAACAGCCTTCTCACCGGTCGCAAAGTTGCTGTTTTCGTTTGCGGCGGATCGGGTCGACTGATCCAGCGCAGCGGTGCTTTTGTTCAGACTGTCTGTGGCCTTCTGGGTCCCGCCCAATGCGGAGGTGGTCTCGGCCAAGGCTTTCTTCGCCCCGGTCGCATCCCCTCCGACATAAAGACTGGTCTTGAAGCCGCTCACATCATTCTCCGAATTTCAGCCAAAGCACCTTGCTCGATGGTTCTGATGTCGCCCCACATGTCCGCGTCGACGGTGAGGCCAGCCAGCTGCAGCCCGGACTGGGCTGCGTTATAGTCGAGGCCGACGGGCATGATCCGGGCACCGACTGCGATCACCCGCCATTGCGAGCAAATCGTGAAGAACGCTTCGAGTGCCTCAAGATGCCAAGGCCACAGCTCAAGCTCTTCGGTTCCGGTGTTGTCCTGGTACTGCCCCAGATCGATCCCGAGCAGTGCGGCATCCGAATTCGCATCATCTTGCCGCGGGGTCTCATTGGGCGATCCTTTTGCCCATGCAGCCCCCGCGGCCTTCAGTTTCCCAACGTGCCCTTGTGCAGCCCTTTGAAATAGCCGCTGACCAGACCGAGGCGGACATAGGCCTTGTCCAGTTCCTGGCTGATCTGTTCGGGTGTCGACGGGACATGGTTGTCGTCGTCATCGACCAGATTGTCGAAGCTCACGACGACGGCCTTTAGAAAATCGAGCGTGCCCGTACCTGTGCTGAGGTCGAACCCGTCTGCTTCGGAAATCGGCATGGCTCGGAACGTGGTTTTCAGCTCCGCTTCGGTAAAGCCTTCACCATCGGGGATCTGGATCGACACATCGCGGGTGAATGTCGGTGACTGATTGATCTTGAACATTGCAGCGTTCCTTTCGAATTACGTGAGGGTGAGAGACCACTGGTCGTTGCCGACCGTCGGGATCGGGACCAGGCGAAGCGGCCACTCCACGATGTTCTGAGCATTCTCGAGACCCTGAGGCCTCTGCATCTGCGCTTTTGTGATCGCGAGGGTCGCAATGTTCCCAGCGGTCAGTCCGTGCACAAGGCTGATCGCAACATCTGTCTGATCAGCTGCCATCGTGAACGGATTGAGCGTCCCGAGCGGCACCGCTTCCACTTTCGTTTCGACGCTCTCTTCCTTGTCGGTGATCAGAATGCCCTCCGACCCGACCAGGAACCGTGGCTCAACCGCATTTCCGAGATTGAGCATCAAGGACCGCATCACGAGCGATACACCAGCCAGCGTGAATGTCGGCGTATTGGCCTTGGTCACAGCAAGCGGCTTTTTGAACGCCGTCAGCGTGGGGTTCACCCGCGTCTCTTCGCTCGGTTGATTGAACAGTCCCCAGTATTCGAACTTGAGATAGGGAATGGCCGAGGTCGTGAAGTCGATCGTGCAGTTACCGCGCGCGCCGGTCAGCACGAACTGGGTGCCCTCGATCAGAAAATAGACCGACAGGCTTTCGTGATCATCACTGACGGGGTTGTAGGTGACAGACGTGTCGGCCGTGATCGTCTCGGCCACGGCACAGCCGCGCATCAACGGTCCCCAGGCGGGTGCAGTACCTGCCGCACCAGACCCGGCCAATTCCACGTTGAAGGTAAGCTTCGCGTGAACATCAATCGGCACCGATCCTTGAGCGCCCAAGGTGGGGATTTCGAGATTGCGGCTGACGTCGCTGCCTTCCATTGGTGTCAGCGTGATGTCCGTGGCGAGGATACCGTTTGCCGCCGCAGTCGGTTCAGCGTCAGTGTTGTACGTCGTCTCCAGCTTCGCCAGCAGGATCTTGGATTTCCATTTAAGGGCCATTTAAGCCTCCTTTTCCGATGTTTCTTCAGCAGGCGCTGCGGCCTCTTCGAGAGGCTCTTGAGCCACCGGACCCTCCTTGCGGATGAGCTTGCCATTCTTGCTGCGGGTGTAGCTGCCGCCACGGGACGGAAGGGTTGGATTTTTCATCAGAGGATCCTCAGCTGGTCTGTGATGGCAAAGTCGATCTGGTAGACGACGGTGCCCTTGGAGGCGTTCAGAATGGAACCACGGGTCAGGCGAAACACGCCTATCTCATCGGACGGAGCCCATCCGGCGATGGCGTTGACGATCGCGAATATTACATCGCGCAGTTCTGTCAGTGCCTTCTGACCCGCGGGCGTGTGGTTGCGGATGGTCAGGATGACCGCGATGGCCTCTTCAATCCCTTGGGTGAAAGCACCGGCGCCAGCGTCTGCCTGACGCCCAATCAAGCCCAGGGGCAGCACATGCGCTGCCGGAGTGTGTTGTGGCAACGCATTCCGCTGCATCAGATCGGCAAAATTGCCAGCGCCTTCGACGCGATGCTCAAGGATTGGAACCTCTGACGAAAGCCGGGCGATGATGCTATCGATCATCAGATGAAGCCCTTCATGCTGGCTTGCGTGAGGGGACGCTCCCGATCGGTCAACCGCGCTCCTGAGCTTCCGGTACCGGGGGCATCGGCCCCGGCGATGGGCAAGCGGACGCCACCGCCGGAAATATCCCGCAAGGTGCGCAAGGCGGACTTGTAGTCTTCTTCGATCTTGGGGTCGGGGCTGGCGACATGGAGGTTGTAGATCGTGATCGCGAGCGCAAGGCTTCCGATGAGTGGCGGCGTGGTCTCCAGAGGCAGCGCGTAGCGGACACCGACGTAGCCATCGATCATTGCGTCTGCGTCGGCCAGTGCCTGGTCAATCACATCCGTATCGATAGCGTCAGTCGCAACATCGCCCCGGTCTGTCAGGGAGGTCAGCATATGTTCGCCAAACTTCGCAGTCAGTTTTGCAAGGGATGTATAGGGCACGGGGAGCCATCCGAATTGAATGTGAGAAGACCGGCGGCGACAAACCCGCCGCCGGTCAAAGGTTAAGAGATTGCCGCTTTACTCGGCGGCGTCAGCTTTCATCAGGCTGATCGCGAGCTTTGGCTCGTCACGCAGCATCGCAGCCTCTTCATCGCTGAGCTCGGACGCCAGGATGCGTGTCGGTTCGGGTGTGAAGTGCCGACCGGCCCGCCAGAAACCACCTTTGGGGCCGATGACGACCACGATCAGATCTTCCTCATCCCGT